AAAATAACAACTGAAGTAGAAAACTTTATTAGTGCAGTTCAGAATGGGATTAGAAAAGCATCAGATTTAATTGATATTGTCACTGATAAGATACAATCAGTTGTATCTGGATTAGTGGGTAGTATGATTGATGCAGTGTTTAGAAAACTTGCACCTCTTCTCAATAAGGGATTAAAGATTTTATATAGGTTAGTTTATTCTGCTGTTCTTGCCGCAACACAAAATTCCACAATCGCACACTTGGCTGGAGTTGCTGCTCAAGCAGCTATGGTGCCTGGAATTAGAAAGATTCAAGAAATCATACCTTGTCTTGCTAATAAAATTATTAATGGTCTAGTTGGATTAATAACTAGACTTCTAAAATCAGTTATTAATAATATGTACAGATTTTCGACCTGTGCAGCTAATCAATTTACTGGTTCATTAGTTAATGATATTATTCAAAAAATTGCAAATGGTTTAAAAGGTGTTCTGGGTGGAGTAAGTAAAATTTTAAATTTAGTTGGTGGATTTGATCCTGCTGCTTTTCTGAGAGGATCTGCGAAAGCAATTGGCGGCATTGCTAGTCTTTTGGGATGTAATGAGAAAAAAACTGACTATGATAGACCAACAAATGTATGGGTTATTGGACGAGGACCGAAGGAAGGATATGTCCCATCATTTAAAGACATTTTAAAAAGTGCTAATGAAAGCGCAGCATTAGTAAAAGATACTTTCAAATCTGCAACATCTGATATTACTGAAGGTGCATCAGAAATTGGAAGTGCTTTTGAGACATTTAGTAAAAATAGTAAATCTTCCAAGTCTAAGTGTTATACCGGAAAACCAGTAAAATGTGGAAGACCTAAAGTTAAAATATTTGGTGGAGGTGGAAAAGGTGCAAAAGCAATTCCACTGATGGGTTCTGTTGTTGGAAAGGGTAAGGATAAAACTGGAAGCATTATAGGAGTAAAAGTTCTTAAAAAAGGTAAAAAGTATAGATTTCCGCCTTTTGTCGAAATTGTTGATGAATGTGGATTGGGATATGGTGCAATTGCCAGATCCGTTTTAAATGAAAATGGAGAAGTCGAATACATTTATATTGTTTCTGAGGGTGAAAATTATCCCCTAAGTAATGAAACACCATACTATGTTGATGATGTTAAAATAATAGATTCTGGAGAAAATTATAGTGATGGCGATTATGCGATGGATCAATTTGATAATAAATATCCTTTAGATATTGTTAATGGATTTATTGAAAGAGTAATTACAGATGATGTTGAAGATATTGTTGATCCAGTGATTCCGAATGAAGATGGAGATATTGAAAGATCATCATTACCAGATGGAACAGAACTTCCAGAAAGGGTAAGAAATCAACCAAAGAGAGTTAGAAGAGTTAACAAGAGAAGAAGTGTTAGTGACTTACCAGATTTAACTATAATTTCGGAAACTGGATCTGGTGCCGTGTTGTTCCCAGTTCTAGACTTCATAGTTCCAGAAGATCTCGAAATGGAGACTGGTCTTGAAAATATTGAGGGTATTGGTGGTGAAATAGATAATATTAGAGAAGAATCTGCAAATACTACAAATACAAGATTCAGAAAGACAATTCTAAAATCAATCGATTGTGTGGATTAATTATGCCAGAAAGACCTAAAAGTAAACAGAATTGGCAAAGAAGAAAATACACCAGTGAGGGAAAATCATTTAGAATTGATGTTGCCAATCCTCAAATGGGGTTAAATGGGACTGATGTATATAATCTTTACGCAGTTACCGATAAAAAAGATATTTACTTGATGGGTTTAAGTGAGGGTGGTGTTGCAAAAATATATAATGACCAATCTTTAGAAATTATTGCTGGCCAAAGAAGTAAATCTACTGGAGTTGATATTGTTATCACAGGTAAAAATGGTGATGTTTGCATAACAGCAGAAAGAGACGGAAGCGTCAGGATCAGGGGAAAAAATATAGTATTAGATGCTGATGAAAATATAGATCTTAGAGCAGGAAAAAGTATATCCATTAAAGCTGATGCTGGAAAAATTTTACTAAAATCTAACCAAGCAGATTGTGATGCTTTACTTGGAAACTTACCTCCAGTTGAATCAACCTTTGGTGGATTGGTATTTGCTGGAACTTATGTTGGTATGGATGTCTTGAGTAATGCTTTTGCTGGCGGTTTACCAGATGCATCTCCAGAACCTATGTCATCTGGTGGAGTAACTCAAAGTGGAGATGCACTTGGTTCTCCAGGATCTCCAGAGGCAATAGTTACCGATACACCTACAGAACAACTTAATATTGGAGAATCAAATACTGAAACTAGAGACATAGCAGCAGAAGAGAGAGAATTAAGTGGTGGAAGTTCAGGATTTGAAATTTTCTAATATAGATAAGTATAAACAAGAAAAATGGCTAATCAGTTTTTAGATAATTTATCAGCAAGATATTACGGAAGAACATCTTTTTTCAACCAAGATGTAACTGTTTATTCTAATTTTACTGGTTTACAGAAAGCATTAATTGTTGGACAAACTACAATTCATGGTAATTTATTTGTAATTAAAAATCCAAATCCATTAACTGGAAAACCAATAATTCCAAATATTGTTACTGACGGAAATATAACATCTGCTTTAAATATAACTGCAGCATTAACGGTAAATGCTGGTACATCTATGAATGCACCAGTATTTAATGGAAACTTAAATGGAGTCGCAAGTGGGAATAAAGTTCTTGCTGCTTTTGATATTCAACACGTTAAAGATGAAAATAAAAGAATTAGACATATTTGTGCAGAAGGACCAGAGGCAGGAATCTATGTGAGAGGAAAACTTACAGATTCAGATACTATTGAATTACCAGAATATTGGGATGGTCTTGTAGATCCAGATACAATTACTGTATCTTTGACACAAATCGGTTCATCTCAAGATTTAATTGTAGATGAAATTGATGGGTGTAAATCCATCAAGATACGATCTGGTAATGGATCAAATATTAATTGCTTCTATGAAGTATGGGTGGCAAGATGGATTAATCCTATGGATCATTCCGAAGAACTTCACGTTGTATATGAAGGGGAGAGTCCAGAGGATTATCCAGGCAACAAATCCAGTTTCTTGGTTGGTGGATGGGACTACGACAAAAGAAATCCAAAATGGTCTTGACATGGTGCCCAAGACCCCCTATAATATGGGGGTAATCAACGGAACACCTAATGAGCACTGCACAAGAAACCGTTCAGGGCATTGTAATTGATGTATGCACCCGTAGTTTCCTTCTGATCAGCGATCAAGGCAATGAGCGTCTGGTAGAGTGTGATACGGTCCAAGAATTTATGAATGTCCTAGAAGTTGTGACTGCAAATCTTAACCCCGATCAAATTGAATATGCAGACCTTGCAGTTTATGGCTAGTAATGCTATAATATAAATATCCTCAAAGAAAAGAATGGAAATTTTCACAGTGGAAGAATTTCAAGAAAAATTTGATGAATTGATTGAAAGAGTTGAAAGTGGTGAACATATTGGTATTGTTGATGAGCGTGAAAGAGCAGCAGTTATGATTCCCGCCGATGAGGATCTGATACGAATACACACTGAGTTAAACAACGAAGCACCCTGATCTAAGGGTTTTTTGGGACTGTCGCCTATGGGTTAAGGCCCACTGCTTATAACGGTGTGAACTGAGTTCAAGTCTCAGCAGTCCTACTTACATACACTTTATTATAAATAGGTGTATGTATATCTTCATAACACAAATGATCAACTGTAAGGCGTGCGGTAAAGAAGTTCCACAACACCAAAGAAACGGTGGAAGAGCAAAACTTTATTGCAATGAAACCTGCCGTCAAAGGTGGCGTTATAAAAATGATCCCTGTGTTATGAACAGAAACACTTATACTGAACAAAAAGCAAGAGGTTATTCCAATAAATGGAAAGCCTTACAGTATAAGGGAGGTAAATGTCAAACTTGTGGTGAAGATAGGCCAGCAACCTTATGTTTTCATCACAGAGATCCTTCCCAAAAAGAACTAAAACTTGATGGGAGATCATTTGCCAATAGAAAATGGGAAACTATCCAAGAAGAAGTTGATAAATGCGATCTTCTTTGCCACAACTGCCATCATATAGTTCATTATGGTGGTAGTTGGGGAGAGTTTCTACAAACGCTCGTTTAGCTCTCTGGCGAAAGCGCGGTCCTCATAAGACCTGATAGACTGGTTCGATCCCAGTAACGAGCACTTGACCATAAAAACTCTTTGAGTTATAATGGTCTCACAAGCGAGTATGGTGGAATCGGTAGACACACCAGACTTAAAATCTGTTGAGGGTAACCTCGTGGGAGTTCAAGTCTCCCTACTCGCATAAAAATAAATACAAGATATGGGAAATTTCCCTATGTCTTATCGTATCGACTCTGCATACTGCTGGTACAATGATGGTAGTATGATTGTGAAAATGTACTTCATCAATCACGTTCCTTTTACATTTGATGAACTACCAGACGGTCATTTGTATGACCAAGATTTGTGTAGGGAGGCAGATAAAAATCGCACATATGATCCAGAGGATTTATATAGATCTTCATTCTATCTTATAGATGAAGAGGCACATCCCTGCCTATTTCCAATTGAGTTAGAAAATCCAGAAGATATGCCAGACGAAGAATATTATCCTTTTGGTGAGGAAGATTTAACAAACTAAATAAATCATAGAAATATTTTGGTCAATATAGTCCGATGCCTCTTAATAAGCTAGAGAATTTTATTAAGAATACAGAAGGTCGTATTCTTTATGTTAATCCAAATGACCTTGATGCCACTGATAGTATTGATAATCAAGGCAACTCTTTAACAAAACCATTTAAATCTGTTCAAAGAGCACTTCTTGAATCTGCAAGATTTTCGTATTTAAGAGGTGATAATAACGATATTACGGAAAAAACTACAATTCTCCTCTTTCCTGGAGAACATATTATTGATAACCGACCAGGTTTTGGAGTTAGAGAATCAGATTTAATTGCTAAAGCAGTTTCTCCTGCTGGTGTTGAGTCTTTTGCATCTAATGAATTTACATTAACATTAGATTCTAATTTTGACTTGACACAAGCAAACAATCAACTTTATAAATTTAATAGTATTTACGGCGGAGTTATTGTACCAAGAGGTACTTCTATTGTTGGTTTAGATCTCAGAAAAACAAAGATTAGACCAAAATACGTACCAAATCCAACAGACCCGAATGTTAAGCAAAGTGCTATTTTTAGAATTACTGGTGCTTGTTATTTTTGGCAATTTTCAATCTTTGATGCAAATGAACTAACAACAGTTTATACCGATCCTGTCGATTTTTCAGAGAACAATAAATCAAAACCAACATTTTCTCACCATAAAGTTACTTGTTTCGAATATGCTGATGGTGTAACCATTCCATCACAATTTGAAATTACTGATCTTGATATGTATTATGCCAAGTTGAGTAATGCATATAATAATGCTTCCGGAAGAAATATTGATCAAAAGTTTCCAACCGAGTCGGGTGGATTTGCAAAACAAAGACCTGAATGGGAAATTGTTGGTGCATTTGCTACCGACCCTCTTCAAATTACATCTATTTTTTCAGGAGATGGATCAACTCCAGGACAAATTGTCACGGTATCTACAGAAAAAGCACATAATTTTACAACAAATACGCCAATTAAGATTAAAGGTGTAAATGTTAGAGACTATAATATCTCAACCAAAGTTCAGACAGTTCTTGACGAAAAAACATTCACATATCTATTACCTTTTGTTAGAGACACTCTTCCTGCTGGATCTGCCGCTGGTTTGAGTGCATCTGGATCCACTGTAACTATTGAAACTGATACTGTTTCTGGTGCTTCCCCATATGTTTTCAATATTTCTCTCCGTTCCGTATGGGGGATGCAGGGGATGCACGCCGATGGGAGTAAAGCATCTGGTTTCCGTTCTATGGTTGTTGCACAATTTACTGCAATTTCCATTCAAAAAGATGATCGTGCCTTTGTAAAATATAATCCTCAAAGTAGAGTTTATGAAGGTATTATTGTTGATAAGGTTACTGGATCTGCATTATCTTCCGGATCATCATCTACTAACTTATCTACAGTTTATCACTTAGATCCTGATGCAATTTATAGAAAAGGTTGGCAAACAACTCACATCAAAATTAGTAATGACTCATTTATTCAAATAGTTTCAGTTTTTGCAATTGGATTTAGAGCTCATTTTGAATCACTATCTGGTGCTGATGGATCAATTACAAACTCCAATTCTAACTTTGGTCAATGTTCACTATCCTGTGATGGATTTAAGAGAGAAGCATTCGATAAAGATAATAAAGCATACATCACTTCAATCATAACTCCGAGAGCAATTAATAATGAAGAATCTAACATTGACTGGATATCTCTTGATGTTGGATTAACGACTGCTGTGGGAATTACAAGTCACTTATATCTCTTTGGATTTAAAAATAAAGATGACATTCCACCAGTTATTACTCAAGGATATCGAATAGGATCTAAAAAATTTGATAAACTTTTTCTTGACTATGATGATGGATTGGGGAATATTCAAACATATTCTTCAGATATTTTGATGGTTGATAGAGTAACTAATGATGTTTCTTATGGGTCAGATAGTTCCGAAAAGAAACATATTGCTCTTCCTCCAAATTCTAATTTTGTATTTGAAATTGGAGTCAATAATATCAAATTAGGTGAAAAAATTATATTGATTAGTGAAATTGGAGATCTTCCTGAAAATGTTATCCCAAACTATGTTTATTATGCGATTACGAGTGCTGCAAACTCTACAAGAACTGATGGTGTTGCGCTTACAACGAATCAGATTCAATTAGCAACTTCAAAATCTAATGCCGAAGCAGCAACCCCCATTGCCCTCAAAGTTTACGGCGGTCAACAACTAAAAGTTTTAAGTAGAGTTTCTGAAAAAAATGCAGGAGAAATTGGATCTCCTATTCAATGGGACGCTACAAATTCTAATTGGTACATACATGCTAATTCGGGAAATCAAATTTATAATGCTCTCAATACACTAGGTGTCTACAATTTATCGGAAAGATCTGATGTTACTTACTTAAAAAGAATTGAAGATGATCGCAGCTTAGATGAAAAAATATTTAAAGTTAGAGTTGTAATTCCAAAAGAATTAATAAACGCCAGAAATCCAAGTGAAGGATTTATAATTCAAGAATCTTCCAATACTGGTGTAAGGAATAATAGCGATTTTACTCTTACCAATATTACAGGTGAAGACTACTTATACAACAGGAATCCAAGATTTATAAGCACTTGTTCGTATAATAATGTATTGAAAATTGTCACTATACGAACGGATCTTCCACATAATTTAAAAGTCGGAGATCAAATTACAATAAAAAATGTAACCAGCACAACAAACACTGGAGCCTTAGAAAACAAAGGATTCAATGGCGCGTATTTAGTTTCTACTATTGTAGATGATAAAACTTTCATACACTCTACAACGGATATTTTCGGAACAGTTCACAATCCCGGAGTATTTACCAATAATGTAAATATTAGAAATGCCTCTCTCCCAAGATTTGAGAGAAATAAAACTCAAGGAAACTTTTTAATTTATAGGTCAGAGGTTATTAATCCATACATTTATGGAGTTCAGGATGGGGTTTATCATGTTTATATGATAAATGCCGCCAATCAAGTTGAAACTGAATTCACTACTGATTTTTACACACAAAATATTGCAGATTTATATCCCCAATTAGATAAAGACAATCTGGACGATAATCCATTATCTACAAAAAGTTACGCAAAAAGAAGTCCTTTAGGTGAGGTTATCACTAATGATCTCAAGAGAAGTATTACTAGAGAAACTATTGATAAATTCTATACAAATTTTGGCATTTGTCCAATTGTAACAAGTATATCTGTTTCTCCAACCAGTGTAACTGTAACCTTAGATAGAGAGCACGGATTGGGTGGGGTTGTCACTGGAACCTTAAATGGAGGATCTGGACATACTCCTGGAACATATTACAATGTTAAACTCTTTAATGAAATTTCACTTAATACTTGGGATGGAGCAACCGCAAAAGTTATCGTCGGACCATCAGGAAATGTAACTTCTGCCGAAATAATTTCGGCAGGATCTGCTTATGATAGTGGAGAAACTCTGTATTTTGATAGCTCTATAATTGGAGGAACTCCCAGTGCATCTTTGTCAATTTCTTCCGTGGGAATTTCAACAGCGATTGGTAATAATGTAGAATTCACTGGAATTTCAACAGTTTCAGATAAGTATCATAGAATTACAGCATTACCTTCAAAAAATCAAATTACGATTGCAAAAGCATCTGTTGATGAGGCACCTGTAGTTGGACAATATGTTATCAATAATGGACCATCTATTAGTATTATTTCAACTTCCTACAGTTCAGTAACTGGAATTACGACGTTTAATTGTGGAGGATATCACGGTTTATCTGTAGGTAATAGAGTTAGAATTATAGATTCAAGTAATGCAAATCTTGGAGATTATTTGGTTTTAGACCGCCCATCTTCTTCAATATTTACCATAAGAAGTAATACAGCACTTTCTAATCCAAGATTTGTCCTAAAACATGCAATTTCTTCAAATAATGCAATTTCAGATAAAAGTGTAGAAAATCTTGGGGTAAGAAGTTTACCCATCCTAGAAAATGAGTATCTAGAACTTCTTTCGGATATCACAAGTGAAAGTGCCTTCCCAGTTCGCCTAATAAATTCAGGTATTGGAACAACAAAAAGATTCCCCGTTGGTTCTTATATTCAAATTGATAATGAAATCATGAGAATTACTGGTAGTACTTTAACTGGACCTAGTAATAATCAAATTACAGTAATTCGTGGTTCTATGGGAACCATTAAAGAGAATCATTCTCTTGGTTCTATGATTAGAAAAATTAAACCAGTTGCAATTGAATTCCGTAGACCATCAATTCTTCGCGCATCTGGGCATACTTTTGAATATCTTGGATATGGACCAGGAAACTATTCAACCGCACTACCACAAGTTCAGGTTAAAACACTCTCTGAAATTGAAGACTTCTTAGCACAATCTCAAGAAACTTCTGGTGGAAGTGTTATTTACACGGGGATGAATAGTGATGGTGACTTCTACATTGGAAATACGAAGTATTCTGCAACTAGTGGTGAACAAACTACCTTCGATATTCCCATTCCAACAGTAACTGGACAAGACCCTTCTCGTTTGAGTGTTGTATTTGATGAAGTTATTATTAAAGAAAGACTTTTAGTTGAAGGTGGAAACTCGGGAACTATTCTTTCTCAATTTGATGGACCAGTAACATTTAATGAAAACGTCACGATTAATAAAGATCTGAAATTAAATGGTAGAGTTATTCTTCTGAATAAAACTGAATCTACTACAACTAGATCTGGTGCATTAGTTGTATATGGTGGTGTTGGTATTGGTAAGAATGTCAATATCGGTGGAAATGTAACTATTGCAGGAAACGTTAGTATTACTGGTGAAACTAGTGGATCTTTATTCAAAGCATCTATTGGTTATATACCAACAACGAATCTTGGCGCATATCTTGGAACTTCTACTAATAGATTTAGTGAAGCATATATTGGAAATATAAGAATTGCACACTCAACAAATGACGGTACAATTGAAACAACTTCTGATAATTTAATATTAGATTCTGCGAATGAAATTGAAATTAAGAAAACCACATCTTTAATTGGAAATCTAACACTTTCTGGTCCAAATGTCGTACCTGGTCCAAATAGCGGAACATTAACTGCCGCATATTTGGACGTTCCAAATGTAACTCCAATCGGAAGCGTTGTTCTTTGGGCAGGAAGATCTGATAATCTTCCAAGTAATCCCGGAATAACAATGTGGGGAATTTGTAATGGACAAGCATTGAATACTTATACTTATAGAACTTTACATGCAATTATCAGTAATACCTACGGAGGAACTGCGTATCAGGCTGGAGTAACTGATTTACCATCTGCAACTACAATATTTAATCTACCCAATATGAGTGATAGGTTCATTATTGGATCTACAGGAAATGGTGGAACAAATGTAACTGGATCATCCACTAGAACTGGTGGAACAAAAGATTCTAATGTTATCACTCACAATCACCCATTAACAGGCGATGGATCTCACCCACACGGCGTTACAATTGTAACTGAAGGACCATTTACTTTAACGGGAACTGCAGCATTATCTGGAGATCTTGCTCTTGCAGGATCAGCAGCTCCTTCCGGAAACTTATCTTTAACTTCATCTCTTGGTGATTCTGGAAATCTTTCAATGTCTGGATCTGCTAGTGGTGGAGCACACGGTCATAGTGGATCTACTGCAGCAGATAATGCTCCACATGGTCACGGTCTTACAATTAATGCAGATGGAGCACACTCCCACTCATACCAAAGAAGTAATGAAAATAACACTCCAAAACAGCCTGGAGGAGGTCCAGAACCAAATAGAGGTGTTTTTGGATCTAATACAGGAAATGCTGGAAATCATACGCATGGAGGATCTGTAAATAGTGGTAATGCTCCACATACTCATGGTATAAATCTTGGTGGAGGTGGTCATTCACATACTATTAGTACATCTGGAGCTAATCATGGTCACCCAATTAGTGTGACTGGGGGAAATCACCTTCATACAGTTACCGTAACTGGAGGAAGCCACAGTCACCCAGTTACGGTAACTGGAGCACAACATAATCATAATGGAAGTGTAGTAACTGGAAGTGGAGCTCACCCTCATGTTGTTGAAAGTGTTGGTGTATCTGGAAATAACTTAAATCTTCCTCCATACTTTGCACTGTTTTATATTATGAGAATTGTATAATATTCTGGAAATAAATAACTATAAATTAGATATAAAATGGCAAATTACAGAAAGTCATTTAATTTTAGGAATGGAGTGCAAGTTGATGAAGATAATTTCATTGTAAATCCAGTCGGATTAGTTGGAATAGGAACAACTGTACCAACAGAATTATTAGATGTTCTTGGAAATGTTAAAGTTTCTGGCATACTTTCTGTAAATCAGTTATATGCAGATACGACAATCACTAAAGGTAGTCTTTTTGAAAAAATTGATGTTGGAGTAACTTCAATAACGTCTGGAATAATTACAGCATCTATTGGAGTTATGACATATTATGGGGATGGTTCAAAACTATTGAACCTCCCAACTTCGCAGTGGTTAGATGTTGATGTTGGTCTTGGATTTACTTCCATATATGCTCAGGGTTTTGTTGGTGTAGGAACTGTAGATCCAAGATTCTTATTCCAAGTTGCAGGTAATAATGATCCTTTTAATTTTAGAGATGGATTTGCTGTAGATAATAAAGGAAACATCAATACTCCAACAGGAATTGTTACTGCCAGAACTTTCGTCGGATTTGGATCCAATCTCACACTTCTTAATGCTGATACTATTGTTAATGGAACTTTAAATAATTCTAGACTGCCATCTAATATTAGTGTATCTGGAATTATAACAGCATCAAGTTTCTTTAGAGGAAGATTGGTTGGAGTTGCAGATACTGCAGATTCAATTACCCCAACCGCAGATATTACCATTAAGTCCATTAATCTTAATAGATCTCTTTCTTCAATTTCTACTGTAACTTCATATTTAAATACTACTCTAATTCATACTCAAAATAAGATTGGTATAGGAACGACAAATCCAGCAGTTGATGTACATATTAGAAAACCTGCAACCACAATACTTCAACTTACTACTGATGGAAATAATCCAGCTAGTATTGTAATTGGAAGAAATGTTGGAATTTCAACTGATAATGCTGAAATTAGGTATGGAAATACTAATATTGGAGGATATCCAGATAGCACAGAAAAATCTCTTGATATTATAAATTATAACACAGGAAACATTAATAATTATCTCCATCTGGGAAATACTGGTATTAATACTGGCAATTTTAACTGGATCAATGGTCAATCTTTGTCAAAATTAATGATATTGACCTATGATGGAAGGTTGGGTGTTGGTACAATTAATCCATTAAATAATTTACATATTGTTGGTACATCAACAGTTACTGGAAACTCATTTATTGGTGGAAACTTATCAGTAATTGGACAATTTACACCTTCAAATATCACAGTTTCTGGTGATGCTATTTTTAATGGAAGGATTGGAATCTTAACGAGTTCACCAGTATATCCATTCCAGGTCGGTAGAGAACCATTCCAACCTGGCGGTGGACTAGCAATCTTCGGAAATGGTGATGTTTTAACTGCAGGTATTATTACAGCAACCAGATTCTCTGGAAATGGTTCTACCTTAACTAATTTAAATGGTGCTGCAGTTACTGGGGTATTAAATCCAAATGTTGTGATTGTCAGTACAGGTATTATTACATCGAGTACTGGATTTTCCGGAGATGGATCGAGATTAACTAATATAAATCCTGCAAGTATTTCTGATGGATCTATCGAAGGAGATTTTGATGTTAATATAACTGGAATTATTACCGCAATTTCATTTAATGGTATCGGAACAAATATAACTGGATTAAGACCGGAAAATATTAATGACGGAATCTTAAGTGGAAACCTAACCATTGATACATCTTCAACGATTAATGCATCTTCTTATACTGGTAATGGAAATGCTTTAACTAACTTAAATCCAGAAAATATTTCTAATGGTAATATTAGCATAGTTGGTAATATTACTGCCACTAGATTTATTGGATTTGGATCTAATTTAACTAATTTGAATCCATCTTCTATTGATAGTGGTACAATTGGTGGAAATATTGACATTAATGTATCAGGTGCAGTCACTGCAACTAACTTTTTAGGTAATGGAAGTCAATTAATTAACTTAAAACCAGAAAATATTGATGATGGAGTACTGGATGCTAACTTAGATATTATCACTGGTGGAAATATTCTTGCTGGAATTATTACGGCTAATGGAAGTGGATTAACAAACCTAAATCCAGAAAATATTTCTAATGGAAGTATTACCGCAAATATAGATATTCCTAACTGTGGAATAATCACAGCAACTAATGGATTCTTAAGTGATGGTATTTACCCAGTTCGGATATCTGTAATTGATATTGATGGGACAAATTTCTTAAGATTTACTATTCCTGGACTTGCAAGAACAGTAACTTTACCACTTGATTAATACTTGACATAATCCCCAAATATCGGTAGAATATGCTTTGTGAGCGTTGAAGAGATGGTATGAGATTTACTATATCTATAGGAAATCCTCCTTATGGTGTGGGTGGAAATCTTGCCATTAAGTTTCTGAATAAGACTGCAGAGATCACAGATGATATTAGGTTTGTGCTACCAACTTCGGTACGCAAACCTTCCTCATTAAATAAGATCAAAGCACATCTTCATCTTTCTGTGGATGAGGACCTAGATCCCTCTACGTTCCCAAATGGTATTAGTGCAGTCAAACAATACTGGGAAGTAAGAAATACATCTAGATTCCAAACTGGTGTAGGTGAAATTCCGATGATGAGAGAACATCCTGATTTTGAGTTTCTTCCTTATGAGAGGAGATTTGAGGCAGATGTTTTTGTTGGTGAGTATGGTTCTGGACCCAGTGGTAGAGTCAAAACAGAGAACTTTACTCATTATGCAAAAGGACATCATTTTCTTAAAGTTCGTTCATCAGAGGTGATACAAAATCTCGTCGAGTTTGCGAACGTGTTTAGAGAAGTTGCTTCTAGTTGTAATGGTAGAAGACATTTTGGAAAGAATGATTTAATCTCGACGTATATTAGATGCCTGAAAGAGAAGAATGAAAAAGAATAAACATAATCTAGAAACAGGATCCGAGATTGAAAGATCCGACGAGAGAATTAAAGAAACACAAGAAGTTTTTACTCCTGCAGATCTCGTAGAGAGTATGATTGATGATATTCCTGTGGAAACTCTACGAGATCCGAACAGTACATTTATTGATAATTCTGCTGGATCTGGAAATTTTTTAGTTGCACTCAAGACTAGATTACTGAATTATCATACCGAGAAACACATTCTAGATCATATGTTGTATGCAGTTGAAATAATGGAAGATAATCATAAGGAACTGTGTTCTCGTCTAGGTGTCAGTCCAGATCATCCTCATTATGTGTGTGCCGATGCTCTGGAATATGACTACTCATTTGGAGAGCTTATCGGTATTGAAAAGTTCTTCTAATCAGTCAGAGGGTTGACGGCATGGTAGATTCATCGTATATTGATCTCGTGGTTGAGGCACACCGCCGAAACTCAAATGGACAAATTGCCGAATTTTTTACTATGACAGTACAAGAGATTCCCGAGCAGATGCTTCGTGACATCAACATTCCGAATGATTATATTGCACATCCCCGTAGTGATGGACTTCTTGATCTGAAACGAGAAGTAGAACAGTACCACCGCCCAGAATATGAGACTGTGGAGTATGTTCGTACCGAGATCGTTTCTACTAATTCATTCAAACTTCGGAAGAACGTTGGACGTTTTCGTGGTAATGATGCAAAAGTTTATGCAACCGTAGAGAAATCCCTTGAGAAGGGTTATAAGCGTGGCAAACTCCCTCCGATTGTTCTCGAGCAACAAAATCAACAGGCACTTGAGAACTGGTTGGTGAATGGAAACCACCGTTGGATGTGGTATTCCAACAACGGATATGCCTGGATGATCGTTGATGTCTATCGCATCAAAGAAGGTTACGATGAAGGTGACGTTATTGATGAGGTTGGACTGCTTTACCAACCACAACCCGATGGATCTAGTTCTGACTATGATTCCTACAAAGTTCGTGGCATTGCTTGGGTGCAACGTCAAAAGAACAAAGGATTGACTGTTTCTCAGGAAGATGTGGATACTTGGGTTGATAAGTATGCCAAGAACGAAACTTCCTCAAATCGTACCAACCTGAAAAAACAAATATTCAATAATACTGAGAAGAGTTCGTTCCTGACTAATTACACTCGTTCGCAAGTGATTCGCCTTTTCAAGAACTGCAACTTTGCGATTCTTGATACGAATGATCAGGTTGTAACTGATGTTGTGGATCGCCTTTATGAGGCAGGTCAGAATGTTTGGATTCGTGATTTCCTTCCAACATTCCTGCGGGATGCTGCCAAAGGTATCAAGACTCGCCTGAACTTCTATGTGAATACCACCCACGCAAAGGATGGTCGTGCCATTATCAAAATGATTGATAATCGCCTCACTCAACTGGATGAAATTCTTGATAATCTTGACAAGATCAACGGAACTGGTTCTGTACTGCGCGAATACCTGATCTATGGATATCGCCCTCCGCACATCGTGGATACTGATCCTGCTGATTCTCTTGTAAGCATCAAGTGATCGTGCCACTTCCACAACTGGCACAAGGGGTCCCATCGCGGACCCCTTTCTGCTATAATAGTCCCATACGCGATGAGACCTGTGATTCAACTCCGACCTCACCAGCAACGTGCCCTTGACGCCCTTGCTAAGTACCTGAAGGGTCAAGTGATTATCCCTACTGGTGGTGGTAAGACCCTTGTGGGCATCTGTGATGCAATGCGTGAGTTTCTGAAAGAGACTCCTCAGACGATTGTTGTTGTTGCTCCCCGCATTCTGCTTGCCGAGCAACTGTCTTCTGAGTATCTTGAGTTTATCACCAATGCTCAGGTGTTGCACGTCCACAGTGGTGAGACTCATCACTTCAGCAGCACTCGCCCCAATGTGATTCGTGCTTGGTATGAACATGCAAAAGGTCATAAACTGATCTTCACCACCTACAACTCCCTGCAGCGCCTGCATCAGGCAGATATTCACGTCAACACGATTTACTTTGATGAAGCACACAATTCAGTCCAACGTAACTTTTTCCCTGCTACGGAGCACTTCGCTTCTGCTGCTGACCGCTGCTATTTCTTCACTGCTACTCCTAAGCATTCTGCTACGATTTCCAAGCCTGGTATGAATGATGGTGCTGTCTACGGACAGGTCATCTGCAACGTACCCGCTCCTGAACTGGTGGAGGGTGGTTTCATCGTTCCTCCTAAGGTTGTGGTGCAGCAGTTTGAGATGCTCTCTAAGGGTCAAATCGTTGCTGATGTTGACTGTGAGAACCTGATTCAAACTATTGATGCTCAGGAGGTTGGTAAGGTTCTGATCTGCTCTAAGGCAACCAAACAGATTCAGAGTCTGGTTTCTCAGACTGATTTCTGCAAGCAACTGGAGGATCGTGGTTTCTCTTGGATGTATATCACTTCCAAGACTGGTGCCGTGATTGATGGGCGCAAGGTCAACCGTGAGGTGTTTTTTGATACCCTGAGTGCTTGGGGCAAGGACAACAACAAGAAGTTTGTTGTTCTTCACCACAGCATTCTCTCTGAGGGAATCAACGTTTCTGGTCTGGAGGCAGTGCTGTTTATGCGCTCTATGGACT